AGAGATAAGAACGCCCATGCTTCAGGATGTAGTGGATTATGCAGATGTGGGTGCGACAACCAGAGCCAGAATTCAGAGCTTGTTCAGACTGATGTTCAAGTATGCCATGAAGTGCGACTTTATTAAAAAGGATTATTCGGAATTTGTAACACGTCCGAAAGTATCTGTCGAAAAAGAACGTCAACCTTTTACAGCAGAGGAAGTTTCCAGATTATGGCAGATATCTGAAAATCATTATGCAAAGATAATTCTTATATTAATATATACCGGTTGGCGTCCGACAGAGCTTAGCCAGATGACATTTGAAAATGATATAGATATAGATAAGATGATTATGACGGGCGGAGTAAAAACGGAATCAGGCAAAAACAGGGTAGTTCCTGTCTGTAAAAAGATAGAACCTTTTATCATATATATGTATAATAAAGGATATACGGCAGTGTCTGTTGATGAAAATGGAGAGATACTCAATTACGATAAATTGTACAGACGCCTTAAAGCTTTTCTGAGTGATTATGGATTCAATCACATTCCATATGAATGCCGCCATACTTTTGCGACAATGCTTGATAATAATGATACCAATCCGAAAATCAAAAAGCTTTTGTTAGGGCATTCTTCAAATGATGTTACGGAAAAGGTTTATACACATAAAACGATAGAACAATTAAGAGAGGCTGTAGACAAGCTTTAA